GAAGCCGCAACGCCCGTCAGGGCAATTGCAGTAGTTTCCGTTACAGAGCCAACATTTCCTGCGGCTGAAACTCCTGTAACGGGAAAAGCTTTGCTAAAACCTACTGTACCAACAGCACCAGAAGCCAATACCCCAGACAGGGTAATTGTGCTGGTTTTTGTAACAGACCCAACAGCGCCTGCGGCTGAAACTCCCGTCAGAGCCTTTGTACTGGTTTCTGCAACAGACCCAACGCTACCGGTTGCAGACACGCCCGTCAAGGCAACAGTGCGAGAAGGTGTTACCGTGCCTACGTTTCCTGCCGCAACAGTGCCGTTTTCTGCTCGACTGTTTGTCTCTGTTACAGACCCAACATTTCCAGCTGCAGATACACCCGTTAGGGCAACAGTTCTATTAGGCGTGAGCGTACCAGCAGAGCCAGTCGCCGCATCGCCTGTTAGAGATACCGTCCCTCCACCCCAAGGGCCGCTACTCCATGTACCGTCACCCCAGCCGAGAGACATGAACTACCTCTTAGGTGGTAGCCAAGCGCAACAAAGCGGTTGTTGTCGTGTTTGCAGGCATGGTCAGAGTGAACGTGCCTGCCGTGATGGTTTGTGAGCCAAACGTGTGGACACTGATAGCCTTGTTGCTTTGTGTTGAGTTGTAAAGCAACATAGCATCAAACGCCGTTGCCAATGTCACCGTTGTATAGGTAATTGAAGCTGAAGGCGTAAAAAACGCCACACCAGCAGTTGCTGAACTGTTGGTCGAGGTTGGAGCCGTAGCGTTAGTTACCGTCACACCGCCAGCGGTATAACCTGTTCCAGACACTTCCCCAGTTGCTGTGTACACAGTGTCAGCAGCATCCATTGTTGCTGATACCAAATACAAAGCCGCTTTAAGCGTGTCTGTAGTTGGAGCAGTCAAACTACCGCGTGAAACAATAGTTGAAGCACCAAGTTGGTGTTGACCTAACATCAATTCACTAAGGAACGATGTGCACATTGATTGGGTATTTGCCATGATATTTCCTTTAGCCTAGAGGTTGTGTTTCGCCGCCGCCAAAGACGGGCATCTTTTTCAGGGTCACATGGGCAGAACGGTGAACAAGTTCACCTTCCAACCAGTACTCGACCCATGTGGTGAGTTCGTTGTCATTATCAACTGTACCCTCTTGCTTTACAAGCAGAGATTCGTCCATTTCGCCTTTTGTGGTGGTAATCAATTTGAACTCCTGATAAGTGCTTCTGTTACTGTGTTAGCTGGCATTGTGATTAAAAACGTACCGCTTGATGTGGAAACCTTGTCTGATCCAAAATCCAAAACCGCAACAGATTTGTTGCCTTGAGTGACGTTATAGATCAGTGCGCATCTTGCAGTTATAGCCCCAGTCCATGACACATTTGGAAACCCAACATATGCCGTGTATCCTGAACTATTGACTGTGATTGGTGTCAATATAGATCCACCCGCAACATAGTTTCCACCGCTTGCTTCGCTGGTGGCTGAATACGCCGTAGTTTCAGCATTCAAACTTACATTAGCTGTATACAAAGCAATCTTGATTACGTCTGTTGTCAGATCGTGAATGCCCTGATACAGCTCTGCTTTAAAGCTGGTGGTCTGAGTTTGAACAATACTCATTGAACTTGTGTCCGGACTTGTCCATCACGATAAGCATCTGCACGTTGCTTGCCATCACCCAAATTCTTGAGCAGCGCAATAGACTGAAGATACATATCTTGGTAAAACTTGACCATATCTAGCTCACCCTTCATGTAACGAATGGCCTCAACCATCGTTCCATTAAGCAGCGCAGAATCAAAGTTATCGCCAAGCCAAGTATTACCCGCAGTAACAATGGATTCTGGGTAGTAATAGTAATGCAGCTCTACAGAATATGTTGTATCTGGCGTGGGGCCAAGAAGAAATGATAGCTCAGTAACAGCATTTGATTGAGGGCCAAAAATAGCATAGTGTTTAGGTTTAGCACGATAAGCTACTGCCGTACTAGGATACGCCTCACGCATGAAGTTCACATCTTTATTTAATAAATAAAGATAGTCACTACCGCTAATCACCGCCAACGAATAAGTAGACAAGAAATCATTAGGCGCAGACAGATACGGGTTACCAGTGGTAATAGTACCAGTCACGTTTGCTCGCAGATTTGCTATCTGAACAGTGTTATAGATACGCTGTTCAGCCTGCTTAATCATTATGTTCATGTCTACCGTGGGAAACGTGTTCTCACAGTAATCAGAAACGGCAATGACCAATTCGCTGTAAGTCATGCCATCACCTTAGTTTTAGATGCGGAAAGTTTTGCCTTAGACTCTAGCGTCCAAACACGCAATTTATTTGCGGCTGCAATTTTTGCTTTTGTTTCTTCCAACATTTTTCGACCTGTGTTGTACAAAACTAACTTTGCTTTTGATTCTTTGCTCCACACGCGAGCTTTATTTGCAGCTGCTGTGCGCTCACTGCATAGCTCTGACTTTTCCCTTGCACGAAGTTTATCTTTTGTAGCTTCCGACATTGTACGATTGCGGTTTAAGTTTGCAATCTTTTCCCGTAACTCTTCTGACATTGTGCTTCCGCGTTTGGCTTCCGATAGCCTAGCTCGCGTGGCTTCACTATGCGTCTTACCAAAAAATGGATTATCTTTGCCAGCGCCTGTACCAAATCCGCCCGGCGTAATGTTGTACCCATTAGATCTTGTATCTGCCAAACCAATAAGCAGTTCTTCAACTTCATTTGCATCTGTTTTATCAGCACACCAGCACAGCACAGAAAAGCTAAAATTATCTTTTCCGTATTTTTCAATGGCATTGCAAAGTTTTATACACCCATTGTTTTTCCAAAAGTGTCGTTTGGCTCGGTATGTTGGATTTACTGACTGTCCAATATACATACTGCCGTTTAAAGCATTGACAATTTTATAAATAGCAACGGGCGTACTCATAGTCAGGCTAACGGGCCTCTTGCCATCACGCCTTTAATGGCTGCGCCAGTACCACGGATCTTGATGCCATCGGTCTTCACTTTGTTGTTGCTTCCAATAGAAACACCATCCATAGGAGTCCAGTCAGGATTGTTGTCCCGCTTGGCTGTGCGTTTGCCGGGACTTGACTGCATCGGCTCTACTTTACCCTTCATGTTGTGAGGAACTGCATAAGTAGCTGCATCACCAACTTCTTTGCCCATCATCTTTTTGCTGTATCCCATATCAGCCTCCGCTTTTGTATGTAAAAGAAGACTTCTTCTGATTGGCAACTTTAGCCAAACCTCGACCAAGCTGCTTCATTTGAAGGTTGGTCTTACCACCCGCAGCCATCTTTTTAGTGCCGTGCATAGAAGCTTCATGGCCTTTGACGACCTTTTTTGCCTCTGTTTTTGCAATGCCTTTAACTTTGCTTGTTTCCATCATTTGCTCCTAAGTTACGCTTATTGATACTGTACCAACACTTGCCGTTCCTACCAAATTATTTGGAGTCAAAGCATCATCAAAATCTCTTGCCCCGCCCACCGGATACCATCCCCACTGTATATCTCTTGAACCACCAGTAGGATAGCCACCAAAACCACTTTGATCTAGCTGTAATCCATTCACACCAGCCGTTACATAAGTCGTATCCCTGCGCGGATCTCTTAATGCCTGTGGATCTTCTACTGGGTACATTCCCAACAACAATTGAGGATGGTCAGGATCCCAACACTCAGGACAAACTCTTATCTCATACCGCTTGGTCTTAATCACCTCGGTCTTGAGTTTTTTAAGCTGGTACTGTTGCCCGCACCTATCGCATTCGGCAATCGCAATCCGACCAGAGGCATAGGTACTACCCATTAGGACGTACTCCCACCAATAAATTGCTGACGAGGTACAAACCGCAGCGGTGCTTTTTCGTGATCTTCACCAGCAGCTAAGTTAAATTGCTCATCGTATGCCTGCTTGAGCATATCCATACGGGAAATTAACTCCGGTACTTTCATGGCAATGTAGTAAGCCAAACCAGACACTACACATGGCAGGAAACGGAAATTCATGTCTGCAATCTGTACACCCGAACCAGCATCTTGGATGCGGCGCATACGATAGTAGACAAACTCATAAGGAGTAGAGTCGTCCGGTGTAGGCCACACTGTCACGGCTGGCAACTGAGGAACAAACACCTCTGTAGCTGTTATATGGGTTGCTGCCGTAGTATAGTTTTGCCCCCGGAAACAGCCACCAATACTATTTCCCGATATGAATCCGTAGTAAATGATCTCTGAATCCAGCTTAATAAAACCAGAAGATGCCAATCCAACAGTAGAACTCAAAACAATTGTTGTAGCGGTAGTGGTAACGCTTCCACTTGTAGTCAGCGTAGTTGCACTTGTTTCCCCAGAAAGACGTTGAATCCATACCTGAATAGGTCTAGCTTGTTGCAATTTGTTAGGAATCGTAGCGTATGTAGACACGCTAATTCGTGAAATTGTCAGGTCAGCCTGCGTACTTGAGCTATTCGCGCCCGTGCGAATCACATGATCCAACAGGTCAATAGTGTCATTTGGCAGCGCATAAGTGTTCAATCCAGCCGTTAGCGGGAAAGAACCAGCCTCAATCGTCCACATATTGAGGCCGCGATTTGCCCACTCAATGGTCATAAGATTCATTGACCGGCGAGCTGTGCGCAAGTCATAGCCACTACGCATCTCACGCCCAGCACGTTCCCACGCCTCTTCAGCGATCTCCGTAAACTCCATGTTAAAGAGTGATGTGCCGGTGGTATATGCCATTATCTAAATCCTGCCGTTTTCTTTGCTATGCCTTTAGGCTGGGCTACAAACTGCTTACCCGCCGCTTTACCTTTGCGCTTGGCTTTGGTTGTTGCAGCGTACTCAGCAGGGGACAAAGACTTGATAGCTGCTTCAGGGAGATACCTCTCACCTGTTTTTGACGAAGGTTTTCCACTTTTTGTTGTCCAAGATTGAGCCGACCAATCTTTTAGGGATTGCTGTGGCTTTTTAATCACGATACCCGCCGCCAGCAGCCTTGTAGCGTTTAGCCATGACCTGTGCTTTTCTGCCGCTCCATTGCCCTGCTCCCGTACCTACGATTGCCGCAGCTTTGACACTGTTAAAGATACGCTTGCGTAGCTCGGGCTTGGTGTAATTGCCAGCGGCATTTACCTTAGACTTTACCTTTCCTCCCTCAGCATACTCAGTAAAGTCAGTGTCATCGCGTCTAGCCTTCCTAACACCTTTGGGCATTTTGGAGGGACTAATTGAACCCATACCACGGCTTGCTCTCAAGATACTGCTCCCCAGCGAACATTGTTCAAAATTCTGCTAATAGATGGTTGTTGCATTCCATACTCCTTTGCCAGTTTTGATTGACTTAGTTTTTCATTTGCATATTTTTCTTTAATCTCATTAACTTCTTTTAAAGTTAATTTAGATGCCGGATTGTCAGCTCCAAATTTTGGCAATGTTCGACCACGCTTTTTTATGGCCTTGTCTGCTGCATTATCTGCATTTGTGCCAGAAAACAAATGGTTTGGATTGCAACATTTGCGATTGTCGCACTTGTGCAAAATGTGTAATTCATGTGCAATTGAAGGAATAATTCCACTTAAAAACGCAGCAACACGATGAGCGCCTTTTGGCCCCTCTGGTGTATAAAACCAGCCGTATCCATTGCGTAAAGTGTAAGCTGTCCATTCCCAGCATTGATCTGGTTCTTTTTTGGAAACTTTATTCCAAAATCTAATGGACATACCCTCATTGCTCATATCAGCACTTCCCGCCCTTTTGGAGCATCTTGCCTTTGGTCTTGCCTTTTTGAGCAATACCATCAGCGCGACTGGATGCAGAACCGCCCTTGGCATAAGACATACCGCCGCCCATCATTTTTTTAGCCATGCCGCCATGAGCCATTTTGCCCTTGCCATCAGCAGCGAAAGCTGGAACCTTCTGTCCGTCTTTCATAACCATAGGCATACCGCCATCAGCCATCTTTTTGACGCTGCCGCCGTTCTTCATAGCGGAATCCTTCATCATTTTGCCGCCGGGCATCATGTGCATACCGCCACCCATCATTTTTTTAACGCCCTTCATCTCAGCCATCTCATGTTTCATCATGGCTTTAGGAGCGCCCTTAGCTTTCATAAAGCCAATTTCTTTTTTGACCATTGCTTTAGAATCTTTCATTTCGCCACCTTGTTTAAATGTTTGGCCTTTGCTGGCCTTGCTGAACTCTTTGGCAACCTTTACAGGTACACCGGCCTTCTTCGCAAACGCAGGATTATGAGCCGCTGCGTCCATGAATTTCTTTTGTTTTGCTGATGTTGCAGGCATGACTTAACACATTTTCCCGCGAGTCTTGCCCTTTTGAGCAATACCATCTGCACGTTTGCTGGCGCTGGAAACGTTACCACCAAAAGCCATTTTCTTAATTGATCCACCGTGCTTCATGCCAAGCCTCTCTTTGCGCTCTTTTTCAGCTTGTTCGCGGCCTTCCATAGTGAATGTCTTGCCCAAATAGTCACCAACAGAAGAACCAGCGGTTTTTAATCCACTTGCAATATCGCTTGGCGCATTTCGCAAGTTACGTTTAATATTTTGAGGGCCGAATTCATAC